AGGAGCTGTTAAATGAATCAAGTTTCGGAGGTAACAACTAGTCCTGACATGATCGTGCTGATTCAGACGTTTGGTCAGTACATCGTTATTCCCATCTGCGTTGCTGTCGTCGCAATCGCGTACATTTGGTTAGTCCTGAGACAGAAATAAATTGTGTACAATTCTGTGAGATAGGTATAAAATAACTCTATCGAAACTCAATACGGGAACCTAAAATGAAATCTTGGCATATCGTAGTGATGGAAGGTCACAAGCTGATCAAAGACGTCGAGAAGTTCAATACCAAGGAAGCGAACGAGCTGTTCGACAAACTCAAGAAAGAATACAAGGAAACCAATCCCACGTACGTCGTCAAGCGTGAGTGGTACTGATCTAATCAGATAATAACTTCTCCTTTTCCCAGATTGGTAGCGTATAATGAACTACCAACCTGGAAAGGAGAAGTTCAATGGAACCCGAAGTCAAGCATGGCTTTTTCACCATGGACGCCGTCACCGCTGTTTGTAATGAGACGGACCTGTCTGCCGCGAAGCAGATCGCAACTGCCTGCATCACAAAGCAGTGTTATGCAACTCCTGAGAACATTGCCAAGGCTCACCAAATGGTGCAGCGTGCCAAGACAATCAAGAACCTAGGTCTTGGTATGACCAACTTTCTCCTTGCCCATCCATCTGAAAACTTGAAGATAATCCGGTGAAAATCCTTGTTTGCCTTATTCTAGGGTTGATCGCCGGCGCGGCGATCGGTGTCATGTACTTCGCTGCATCTGTGCTGGTTGCTATATTTGGCGCCCTCGTGCTTATCGCTTCGCTCATGCTCTTCTGCACCTTCCTTATCCTTGAAGAGTTGAAGAACCATCGACCACGTACTTTAAGGCCGTAATGGACGCCGCCCTTCCTCAACTTACGCTACCAAGCACATTTCACCTAAACTCACCTTCCAACAAGGGTCTCATTGTTGACAAGATTTGGAAGAATAAGCTGCGCGAGCTTAGCCCGCGTTTCTACATTCCTGAAGAAGATGACGCACCATACGACGCGTGTCTTGATGGAAAGGAATGGTTCGACGTTAAGTTGATTCCAGCGCGTGAGAAGTCCTATCACAGCTCATATGTTTATATCTCTCATAATGAGTACCTCTTTGGGAAGGAACACGACACGCGTTTCGTCATCTATGAGGAAGTTGGCGATATCGCAAGGTTCCTGATCCTCTTCACCTTCGCCTGTGCAAAGCGGGAAGGTGCTATTACCCTCTTCGACCAAGGTAAAAAGGTTCACTGCAAAGCCACGGGGAAGCTCGAAGCACCTTGGAGCATCGAGGTCAGCCGCATCCTCCAAAAGTTCACCTCAGCACCGTAAAAGTGTGATACAATAAAACCATCTCCTGACCAACGCGATGGAGAGATCAATGTTTAAAACTGAAAGTGTAGAAACCGTTACAACCTACGTCCATGTACCAAACGTGGACTGGGTAAAGGACATCGCTGAGATGCACACGAAGTTCGGTGTGAACCCGGTGATTCGATCCCTTGATCGTGAGAAGTTAACCACGTTCCTGGACTTCCGCATTAAATTCCTCCAAGAGGAGTTGGATGAAATGAAAGCTGCGCTTCACGATCCAGAGTTCACAAAGAACCGTGGCGATGAAATCGTGGACGCGCTCATTGACCTGTGCGTTGTGGCAATTGGCACCCTCAACGCATTTGACGTGGACGCTCATGAAGCATGGCGCCGAGTCCACGACAAGAACATGCAGAAAAATCCAGGTATCAATTCCAACCGTCCAAACCCACTTGGTCTCCCTGACTTGATCAAGCCACATGGATGGACCCCTCCAACACACGCCGATAATATCGGCCTTCTTTCAAAGGTGTTCTAATGCCTGACCAATCCACGACTCAATCCATGATTCAGCTGAACGGTGTTGCTACTCGTGAGGTGGCAAACGACGTGCTGTCCCTTTCGTTCACTCAAACCATTGTAGGGAAGGACGCAACTGAGGTACAGGAAAAGCTGCGTGAAGATGTAAAGGCAGCGCTTGAGGTCGTCAAGCCATTCATTAAGTCCGGTGAAGTCGATGTCGAAACTGACCAATTTGCCGTCGAGCCTAACTACAAGAACTCAAAGATGATCGGCTACCAAGGCGCAGCCGGCATCACTCTCCGCGGAACGGACACCACGACCATCTCAAAGCTGGCAAGTTCCATCAAGACGATGGTGGTCTCGTCCTCTCGCAACACCATGAGCCGCAAGGCTCGTGAAAGCGTAGAAGCAAAGCTGACTCAAGAAGCCATCAAGGACTTCCGCAAGAAGGCAGATGATGCCGCGAAGGGCTTCGGCGCTGCAGGTTGGAAGGTCGGTAGTATTTCCATCGCCACACGCGCCGACCGCGGGCAAATGGGCAAGGTCTTTGCCATGTCGGCCGCAGTTGGTGGGGCCGAGTCTACACCAATGCAGGTTCAAGGTGGTAAATCCGAGATCAACGTTCACGTCTCTGGAAGCATTATCCTGGAGTAAACATGACCAAGCTTGTTTCACGCCCGTCAGAACGCTTTGAAAGATCAGTAGAACAGATTAGAAGCGTTATTTCCAGTGTGATGGCCGACGTTATGGCAGGTTCTCCATACTCAGAGTACAAATTGACTCTGAGCACCTGCATGAGAACGCTTTCAATTCTCGGAACGATAGAGGATTACGTTGTCATGGAGGGAAGGAATCACCTTGAAGTTGCGTTTTCAATGCCAAACACCAATAACTTTTTGCTGTTGAGTTTGCGTATTTTGTAAGGCGTGGGAGCGACGCGTCGCTCCCACATCTGATACTTTAAAGAACTTTGGAGGTCAATTATGACGAAACTTTTGTCTCGCCCACCTGTCGTTGAACCAGCAATGACCATTGATGACGTCATCGCGCTCATCAAAAAGGTTCTCAACTATGAGCATGCTGACGCCAATGATTCACTTTATCTTGCAAAGGGCTGCGTCATCACGCTCATCAAGCAAGAAAAGGTAAATGCCTTCGCGCTTCATCATACTGATCGAGACTGCAGTGAAATGGAACTCTACATCAGAATTGTTCCAGATGGAGATGTCACGCACAAAAGATTCGTGTATCGTTGAACCTCACGGGAAATTATCATCATGACTAAACTGCTGTCTCGCCCGCCTGTCGTTGAACCAGAACTTGATATCGATCAGGTTGTTCACCTTATGAAAAAGGTTCTTCACGAAAATCGATACGGTTCTTCTCCACAACAGGTTGCTAGTGGTTGTCTTTCTACTCTAGTTGTAATGAGCAAGATTGACGCCTTTGCAATAGATTATAATGAGTCGACACGAATGTTCCAGCTTCGCTTAAGATTTGTCCCACGTGGAAAAATTGAAAGCGCACATTTCGAAAACATTTAGCATGTTTACCTCATACTTTTCGAACATACGGAACATCAAGGTTCCATTGAGCATTTCACAGTATCCTCCTAAGTGGTACACTGGGCCACAGTTGAAGTTGTTGGCTCCACCATGGAGCCTTGTGGACATGGCCCACAAGGGATTGAGCAGAGAACTGTACGCGAAGGAGTTTCACCGACTCGTGCTTGATCAACTTGATCCTCGTGAGGTGTATGATGCAATCATCGATGAGTATGGGGTTGACGTGACGCTGATGTGCTTCGAGAAGATTGAAAACCCCGGTGACTTCTGCCATCGGCGCCTTGTGGCTGAGTGGTTTGAAGAGCACCTTAACGTAGAGGTCCCAGAATGGGTAGCACCACCAAAGAATCGCTCGACGCTGCAGTTCTAAAGGCTGAGCTTGGCCTCAACGTTGCAGTGATGGCCATGACTGGCTCACTTCAGTACCAATGGGAAGGGGAGTGGAGGGAAGAGATTGAAGCTCTTAATCAAGCACACACCCGTTGGCTTGATGCAAAATTGAACCAACGGAAAGCCCAATAAATACCTGACTAAAGAAATCATCAGGTATAAGGCCCATGCGCAAGATTAAGATTCTTCAGATCAACCCAAACGCTGGCACTATTGACGTGGATGGGGACGTGAGTAGCGTCTTCCAAGGAAAGTTCTACCGCAACCCCACCACTGAAGACGTTCTACCGTTCTACACAACACCTGCACCAGGTGGATATGACCTGATCAAAGCGACCACCTTTGACATAATTGGAAATACGAAGTACGCGGGTCGCTACACGGTCTACACTCCAACAGGGGCTGGTGACGCGGCCTCAAGCGTCTTTTCTAATTCAAAGACGACAATCAAGGTCAATGAGGGAATTCCATCCCTTTCTGGTGGTGAAGCAGCCACTCTCCTGACTGATGGTTACATCACCAACATGGGTACGTACCTCCTAGATACAGGAGGTACTGCCATCATTGTCCCACCAACGGTCGACATCACTAAGTTCCCCGTGGAACTTATGGGTCGTGACTCCTCTGGATGGGGCGAAACGTTTACTCAAAACTTTGTGAACGTTGCTAGAAATTTTTCAGGCTCGTCTGCTCCTACAAATCCATTTCTTGGCATGTCATGGTACAGCACAGACGATCAACAGGTTCGAATCTGGAATGGAGCAGGCTGGGACCTATTGAACCGTCAGTCCTACGGCCTTACCTATCGGCACACCCAATCTACCGCCTCAGCCACGTGGACGGTTAATCACTACCTCGGTTTTCCAGCTCCCTACATCGGCTTCTGCCAGTTCTTCGTAGACCGTGGAAATGGTCCAAAGATCATCATTCCAATGGACGTGACCTTTGTAAGCGGCAATCAACTCACCGTGTCTTTTTCTAACCCTGAAGTTGGCTACGTGTTGGTGCGGCAATGAAACTAGATGAACTCCTTTCAAGACCGCTTCCGTACGAGATCACAGAAAACAATGATACGATGTTCCGTGCAAAGTTCAAGGCCGGCGAACGTGTCATTGAGTTCTTCGGTGAGAATGATCAAGGAGACCTTGACGAAGATGAGGGCGAATGGGACATTGGATTCGGTGAGCGCGTAAAGAGAACGTTCGGTGACATAACATATGACCTTTTAACGTTTGAGCTGACGAAAAGCGGTGAGGAGTTCTCCGTCTTTGCAACCTTGAAAGCGTTAATTGAGAAGTTAGTCAAGGAAAAGAATCCTAAGCGATTACGTTTCACCGCTGACAAGCGGGATGGAAATCGTGCGCGTCTTTACCAAAAGATGTTCCAGAAGAACCTTCCTTCTGGCTGGAAGATCAACCGTGATGAGGGTGCAAAGCATGAAGGCACACTATTCACGGTCATCAAGGAAGCTCTTGACAAACCACTTCCTTATGAGGTAACTCTTAGATCGAACAAATATTGGCAAGCTGAGTTTAAAGTTGGTAATCGCCTTATTCAGTTTGAAGCTGAAAGGATAGGTGGTGGCTGGGACATCATTTTTGGTGAGATGGAACAGCGTGAAGGTGGCTACAGCGATGGGATGAAAACGAAGAAAACTGGTAAGGGTAATGAATTTCAGATATTTGCAACAGTCAAAGCCATCCTTGATAAATTCATAGAAGAAAAGAATCCAATAATGCTTTCACTTGATTCTCATAAAGGTGAACCAAGCAGAGCAAAGCTTTATCAACGCATGATTGCGAAGAACCTTCCTTCAGGTTGGAAGATGGAACGCGATGAATCGCATCCAACCTATACAACATTCGTCCTTAAAAAAGATATGCCATAAGTCACGTGTCTATGTTATAATACAACATAGACATTGACCTTAGGTTGCATATTTTGAATCTTTTTTATCTCGACCGCGACCCACAGCTTTGCGCGCAGATGCACTGCGACAAGCATGTCGTCAAGATGATCCTCGAATACGCTCAGTTACTGAGCACTGCCCATCGCCTCCTCGATGGTAAACCACAGACCTTCGATTTTGATCTACCAACTGGCAAAGTCAAAAGACTGACGCATTGGTCTCTTCCTGGTGAGACAGTCACGCCGATGATCCTTGAAGGCAAGCCATTCCTCACGATTGGCAACTCACAGTGCTACAAGGTGGCACACTCGCACCACCCGCTGAGTCACTGGTGCCGAGAGAACTCTAGCAACTACCAATTTCTATTTGAGCTGTTTGTTGATCTGTGCGCTGAGTACACCCACCGTTATGGGAAGGCACACGCTGCAGAATCTCTGTTCTCCAAGCTAGGCAATTGGCCTCTGAACATTCCGTACAAAACATTCACGGACCCGCCGCTTTCCATGCCGGACGAATACAAGGTTGACGATGTCGTCATTTCTTACCAAAATTATTACGTGGGTGACAAGGCACGGTTCGCGAAGTGGACCAACCGTCGCCCACCAGAATGGTTTATCCAAAGGATTCCAAATTATGACCAATCCAATTTCGAACGAACGCGTTGAATGGCTGAAAGCGCGAGCCAAAGTTCTCGACGAATGCATCCGAGTAACTTCAAGTCAGGCCTATAGCTTGCCGCAAGGCGGCCAACGTGAGGACCTAATGAGCGCTTTACGCGCATTTCGCGTTGAGCGTGTCTCCATTTCTATCGAGCTCACTGTTCTTCTAGGACATTTTGAGGTAAAGCCGTGAGAATCCACGAGCTGATCCCGTATGATGGGATTGACCTCATCGTTCACAACGAAGAAACAGGACATACCGTTGTTCTGACTTCAGCTGGTGCCGTCTTCACGAATGAGAGAACGGATGATGTATTGAACATGTGCATTGCCTTTGGGGTCCTCTTCATCTCAGACGAGTGGCGCATCGCTACAACCAAGGAAGTGAAGCACTTCCGTGAACACCCAGACCAGCCGATGATGAAGCTGTCGTGGATTGTTCCTGACCCTCAGAAACCTGTTCAACTTGTAAAGGAATAGAAAATGGGAGCAGCACTTGACGTTGGCTTCGTCGTCGATATCGAAGCAACCTGCTGGGAAACCAGGGAAGAACAGGGCACGAAGCCCAATGAAGTGATCGAGATCGGTCTTTCAAAGCTGCACTATGAGACCGGCGAGGTGACGAAGTTTCCTTCGTACGTGGTGCGCCCGCGCTTCACTGAGATCAGTCCTTTCTGCACCAAGCTGACGGGCTGGACACAGGAACAGATCATGGACCATGGCAAGGACATCGCGCGTGTCCTTCGTGAAATCAAAGCTGAGCACGGCATCCGTCCTGAGCACGTGTGGTATTCCTGCGGAAACTACGACAAGAACATGCTCAGCTCGAAGACCCAGAAAGGAGTTGGCGCCCTGTACGGAATCAAGGCTGAAGACAACCCGTTCGACATCATGCTTCAGCACGTGAACGTGAAGACCCTCTTCGCGGTTAAGCACAAGCTCAAGAAAGAAGTCGGGATGGACCGCATGCTTCAGATTATGGGTGAATCCCTCGAAGGCCGCCACCACAATGGAGCTGACGACTCCTTCAACATCGCCAAGATCGTAAAGCACGTCCTGTAATTTCAAATCAGGGGAATCTTAAACGTTTCCCCTGCCTTCGGCACCCTCCGGCCATTCAGTTCATTGAAGAGAATACGCAAGAGCGCGAGATCGTTCTGCGTATAGTTATGCCTGCCCCTTAGGCGAATCACCGCGTCAATTGTTTCGGTTGGGCGGAAGGTGTGCTCAATGTATCTTATCATCTAATATTTATCTGCCGCCAGAGCGCGCGGAATACAGCATTAGTTAGCAAATAGCGGTGGCCTATCCCAATGCCATAAATAGTTCAAATCTTCATGTGGACTAATATGAGCACCCCTACCGATATTTCAGCAAAGACAACCCACGACCTGTGGATTGAAGCGCGGCAGTTCTCAATTGAGGTAACACGCCCAACTCCAACAAGCATCCTTCTCACGATCACCAGACCGTATGCCTTGGAAGTAACAGATGGTGCTGTGGTTCTCTTGAGTGACAAGCCAATCAGCGCGTCAAATTATCCACGAGACGGTGAGCCTTACGCTGCAGATCCAAATCCAGATTGGTTAAATCCAATTCAAAGGATCGGTGACGCACAGGTTGTAGGTGCATATCACACCGCGCTTTCAAAGCCATTTCCAGAAACTGAGCAGGTGACGGCGGATGCGGTGACGACCAACATGGTCAGCGCTTTCAAGACCTTCACCATCACAGTCAACAACACGAACCCTAACACGATCTACTACGCATCTGTTCATGCTTCATCGAACATCATGCAGTACTACCCGATTGGCGTTCAGTCCTATCCTCTGGTTGGTGCAATCACCGAGCGCGGTACTTCATCGTATACCGGCAACATCCCATCATTTCCATCGGCGCCAACTGCACCATCTCCTGGAATGGTCTACTATGACCAGGTCCTGAATCTCGTTCAGTACTTTGACGCCAACACGGGTACTTGGATTCCAACGCTGTCTGAGTCCATTATGTCAGGCCCGTACAATCCTGGAACTCTAGGCCAGGTCTACATGTTCGGCAGCTCGCTACGCATCTTCGATGGCGTCAAGTGGGTTCCTTTGACTTCAGACAACCTTGTGCTGCGTTCAGCGGTTGGTGATCCTTGGGTCAAGCTACACACCTTCTCATCTCGAGTGGATCGCCCATCGGTATTTCAAGCGGGTACGATGTACTACGACTACACGCTTGAGCGTCTCTATTACTATAATGGCGCGGACTGGGTCACGCCAAATGCAACAAACGCCCTCCTCGATCGTGGTGGTGACCAAGTTCCAGCCTTCATTCGGCCAATCACCCTCGAGCCAGAAGAGCTGCGTAACCCCTACATCGGGCAACTTTTCTACAACACGACAACCAAGGACCTCAACGCCTGGAATGGCGTGTCATGGAACAAGGTCAACACTGATCAAGAGGGTTCACCGTCGACTGACAAGATCGGCATCGGCAATGATGGTTCGTATGACGAGCGCATTCAGCTGATCAAAGTCCTGAACGCGCAGATGGGCTGGCCACAGCTTTGCGTCGAGCTCCAAGAGGAGCAGTTCAACATCGCGATTGACAACGCGATTCAGAATTACCGCCAGCTTTCAAGCGGCGCGTACAAGCGCGGCTTCATTCTCTTCCGTCTTATAGCTGGACAGCAGAAGTACTACCTCAATTCGGCCGTTGACAAGACAGATCACATCGTTGATATTCACAAGATCTACCGAGTCAGCCCTTATGGATTCGGTGGTGCAGGACCAAACGACGTTTGGGCTCAGGCCTTTGCCCAACAGTACTATGAGTTCGCAGCTGGTCAAGGAGATATTCTCACTACCCACCTGCTGAGCTCGTATGGAGAGGAAATCAGCCGTGTCTTTGCAGGAGAATTGATGTTCCAATGGGATGAGCCATCCCACGAGTTGTTGATCCTTCGCGGTGTACATGCGTCTGAGATCGTTGTCATTGAGGCAATGCTTGAGAGAAGTGAGCAGGAACTTCTCACTGACCGTTGGTGCCAACAGTACATTCAAGGCTGGGCAATGGCCGAACTGAAGATGACGCTTGGCTTGATTCGCTCTAAGTTTGCATCTGGAACCCCTGGTCCAGGTGGTTCAATCACCCTCAATGGTGAACTGTTGATAGCTGAAGCGCGTCAAGACATGACCGAGCTGAAGGAGGAACTTCTGAACTACGAGTACGGTGGTCCAGTTGGCATGGGTAACTGCTCCTTCTTGATTGGATAAGCATGCTAACATTCAAGCAATACCTGGCAGAGGG